TGGGCAACCTTTGGATTTCCTTCAGCAAAGTTTGAAATTGATGCTAAGGCTGGTTTTAGGGTTTCAGTCGATGGTACGTTACGAACTTATACTTCCGCTACAGGTCTTGATGTTACTGGTAGTGAAATTAACCTAACAAGTTCAACTGGAAATTATCTGACATTAGAAACAACTGGTACAACTGCCGAGCAATGGATACAATTTAAAGACTCTGGTGGTGCTACTGGAGGGATTAAGTACCTACATTCAGATAACTCTATGAGTTTTAAAGCCAACGGCTCTGAAGCTATGCGTATCGACTCATCAGGCAACGTAGGTATTGGAACATCATATCCTTTAGGTAGATTACACGTAGATGGACATACGAGTTCTATTCCTTCAATATTTGAAGGTAATGGAAATGGTGATACTGTACAGGTTCAACTTAAAGTAAAAGCTAATAATGGTACAACATCTGTACAAGGCTTATATGGTAATGCTGGTTCAGTTGGTACTGATAATACAATATGTCTAGGTAACTCAGGTTCTTCAGGTATTCTTGTGGACAATACTGGCAACGTAGGTATTGGTACTAATAATCCTAGTTATAAGTTACATATCTCTGGCACTGGAACGGTGAAGTCAACGATTGAATCAACTACTGGTTCAGGGCAATTACTATTGAAGTCGTCTACTAACGCATACACTTTAGGTGCTGTTGGTAATGATTTTGTAATTGATGATGAAGGTACTGCAGAAAGATTCCGCATCACCTCATCAGGCAATGTAGGTATTGGTACTACTACACCTACTGCTAAGCTTGATGTCAATGGTGGTTCAGGTAATGGATTAGTTGTACAAGCTGCAAATGCCGGTACAGAGTATTCATTATGGTCAAGACTAAGTAATGGTAGTACTGCATTATGGGTTGGAGGAACAGGCAACGTAGGTATTGGAACTACTACTCCTAGTGAAAAATTAGAAGTAAATGGTAATATCAAACACCAAGGATTAACAATGTCCTCTGGTACTGATATTGATCAGCTTTACACAGTTACAGCATCTCTTAATCTAAGTACTACTGCTTGGTTTGATACTGGTATTAACGCTGCTGACTTAGCAAGTGGTTCATATATGGTTCAGGTTTATGTTGATAATGCTGATGTTGATGGTGGTAATTACCAAGAATTTTATACGGGTATTATGAGTTGGTATGGTGGTAATCCTAATAGCGCTGTTACCGATGAAATAGTTTTACATAGGGCAGGGTATGCTCCTAATACTGGAGTAATTACATTAAGAACTGAAAGAGTTTTACTTGCAGATACTAATGATTTAATGCTACAAATAGCAACAACAGATCCTACCACAGCGGTAGATGACTATACATTTAAGTTTAGAAGAATGATATAATAAAAAGACAGATTAACATCTGAGTACAGGAGGTACGGGACGATGTTTAAAGTAAAAGACGGTGTAGCTGTAGGACTAATTACGGTTATTGAATCCGATGCAAAAATTGACGCAAACAAAATAAAGAACGTCCCATCAGATTGGACCTTAGGGGGCAATATTCCCTATCAGGCGACAGCCACTTCCAACATAGGATTAGGTTCTGGTGCTGTAGATAGTATTACTACTGGTGACTATAATACTGGTGTTGGTGTTTTATCAGGAACAGCTATTACCACTGGTTATAAAAACACATCATATGGTTATGGGTCTCTCAGTTCCACTAACACAGGATACAATAATACAATTGTAGGCTACTACAGTATGAGGTACAACACCTCAGGCAGTGCTAATTCATCCTTAGGTAAAGAAGCTTTATATTCTAACACCACAGGTGGTAGTAATGTAGCAATAGGATTATCAGCACTTCAAAATAACACCTCAGGTGCTAGTAATACTGCGGTTGGTGCACAAGCCTCACAATATAACACCACAGGTTCTGATAATGTTGCACTTGGTCCTACATCATTATTCCAAAATACCTCAGGTAATAAAAATGTTGCAATTGGTGTAAGTGCTTTAAGACTTGGTGTAGGCATGTCTGAAAATGTTGCAATTGGTGCGGAAGCTTTAAGAAGTAGTACAGTTAATGGGGCTACAGCTATTGGTTATAAGTCTCTATATAGTAATACTACTGCTTGGTTCAATACCGCAGTTGGTTATTATAGTTTAACGAATAATACCACAGGCGAAGATAATACTGCAGTTGGTCATTGGTCATTACGTTACAATACCACAGGTAGATTTAATACCGCACTAGGTAAAGAATCTTTAAGAAATAACGTTGTAGGTGAGAAAAACACTGCCATTGGTAGAGCTGCAATGTATAACAATGTAGGTTCACATAATACAGCTGTTGGTATGATGTCACTATATACCAACTCCACTGGTGATAACAACACAGCTTCTGGTTATAACGCTTTGTATAGTAATACCACAGGTGGTAATAATACTGCTACTGGTTATCAGAGTTTATATAGTACTACTACAGGCGGTAATAACGTAGCATCAGGTTATGGAACTCTTTATGCAAATACCACAGGAACACTCAATGTTGCGGTAGGTAGAAACGCTTCTAGATTAGGCACTACACAATCACAGACAGTAGGTATTGGTTATAACTCTTTGTATTATAATAATGCTTTTGGTACTACAGGTGTAGGTGCTAGTACATTATTTAGTAATACTTCTGGTAGTCAGAATACAGCTTTTGGTTACAATTCACTCAAGGATAACACTACCGCTAGTAATAATACAGCAGTAGGTTATGAGTCGCTAGCAACAAACTCAACAGGTGCCAACAATACAGCTACCGGTAGTTTTGTTCTATACAATAACACCACAGGTGTTAACAATACCGCTACTGGTTACCAATCTTTGTATAGTAATACTACTGGGGGTAGTAATGTAGCTAGTGGATATGCTAGTCTTTACTCAAACACTACTGGTATTAACAACGTATCCGTAGGAGCAAGTAGTTTAAATTGGAATTCCACAGGCTCTTTTAATACTGCACTTGGAGCGAACGCTTTAGCCCTCAATACCACGGGTCAGTATAATACATCTATTAATAGATCTCTTTCTCTTAATACTACTGGTTCTCATAATATAGCTATCGGTTACCAATCCTTAGATAGTAATCTTATTGGGTGGAATAATACTGCTATAGGCTATAGAGCTTTAAATAATAGTACTGTAAGTAATCAAACAGCAGTTGGTTATGATGCATTGCAAGCTAATACAACCGGTGACTCAAACAATGCCTTTGGTTATCAAGCGTTATTCAAAAATACTACAGGGCTACGCAATACTGCCATTGGACAAACACCATTATGGAGTAACACCACAGGTAGTTATAATACCGCGGTTGGATTCCAAACTTTATATTATACCACCACAGGTAGTCAAAATACGGCAGTTGGTAATTCAGCGTTAAAAAATAACACTACAGGCGAGAGAAATACAGCCGTAGGCACACAGGCAGCAGTTTCAACCACAACTGGTACTGGCAATACAGCAACAGGTTATAAAGCATTAGAAAATAATACTACTGGCTCTAGTAATACTGCTTTAGGGCAAGATACTTTACGAGCTAACACCACAGCATCTAACAACACCGCAGTTGGCTTAGATGCTTTAACTGCTAACACCACAGCTTCAGGAGTAACAGCCGTGGGTAAAAGTGCTTTATACTCAAACACCACAGGAACAGAAAATGTGGCTGTAGGTGCTTGGGCTTTAAATGCAAACACCACAGGGACATACAATGTTGCTGTGGGTACTAATGCCTTAGACGCTAACACCACCGCTTCTTACAACAGTGCTTTTGGTAGGGATGCACTAGGAACTAACACCACAGGTGGCAATAATACAGCTTCTGGTTATCAATCAATGTTTTATAACACCACAGGTGCTAGTAATACAGCAACCGGTTATTTTAGTTTATACAATAATACCACGGGTTCTTACAACACAGCAAGTGGTAGTTATGCTCTGAATGCTAACACCACAGGTATATTTAGTACAGCCTATGGCTGGAGAGCTTTAAAATATAATACCACAGGTGATTATAATACAGCTGTCGGCTCACAAAGCTTACACAGAAATACAGTTGGTTACCATAACATAGCAGTTGGTATGTCAACACTTGAATGGAATACAACAGGTATTGAAAATATAGCTTTAGGTAATTATACTTTAAATGATAACACCACAGGTGCTCAAAATACTGCTTTAGGTCATGCTTCTTTGTGGGATAATACTACAGGTACGCAAAATACTACGATTGGTAGGCATTCTATGCACAATAATACTACTGGCGGTTATAACGTAGCAGTTGGAGTAGAGTCGCTTCGTGCTAATACTACCGGTCAATTTAATGTTGCTGTTGGTAGAAGGTCTTTATACACCAGTACCACTGCTAGTGAGAATACCGCGGTAGGTTATTTATCTTTATATTTAAACACTACAGGTCAAAACAATGTAGCTTTAGGAAATTCAGCACTTCAAGCAAATACTACAGCTTCTAATAATACAGCTGTTGGTGATAGGGCGTTAACAACTAACACTACAGGTACAATAAATGTAGCGGTGGGTTCAAATGCTTTACAATATAATACAACAGGACATAGTGGTGTAGCTATTGGTGGCTGGGCTTTAGCAGCTAACACTACAGGTAACTATAATATTGCAATTGGTAGAGATGCTTTAAATGATAACATCACAGGTGGTAATAATGTAGCTATTGGTGGTTATTCTTTAGACGCTAACACCACAGCTAGCGACAATACAGCCGTTGGATATGCTTCTTTAGGAGCTAATACTACAGGTGCTAACAACGTAGCTGTTGGTGCTGAGTGCTTACAAACAAATACCACAGGCACACAAAATGCTGCTTTCGGTAAAGGCTCAATGTCATTAAACACAACTGGTAGTTATAATACCGCTTATGGACCTTATTCTTTAAAAGCTAACACCACAGCTAATTATGGCACAGCCGTTGGATACGAAGCCCTAGTAGGTAATGTTACAGGTGCTAGTAACACAGCAGTCGGTAGGCGTGCTATGTATAACAACAGCACAGGCACTTCAAATGTATCTGTTGGTGCTTTAGCTTTATACAATAACGACGCTTCTTACAATACAGCTGTTGGAATGGACTCACTGTTCTCTAACACCTCAGGTGCTAATAACACAGCATCAGGCTATCAGAGTTTATATAGTAATACTACAGGAGCAGGGAATACTGCCTCTGGTTATCACTGTCTTCGTCAAAATACTACGGGTCAATATAACATTGCTATTGGTGATACTACTCTTTACACAAATAATGTTGGTTCACATAACCACGCAGTAGGTAGATTTGCATTAAGATACAATACTTCAGGCACTTATAATGCTGCCTTTGGTTATGCTACTTTAGAGAATAATACTACAGCTTCTTATAATGTTGCATTTGGTTCAACTGCTTTAAGAAACAACACAACAGGTGCTAACAACGTAGCCTCTGGCTATCAGAGTTTATATAGTAATACTACTGGTGATAACAACGTAGCTAGTGGTTATGACGCCTTGTTTTACAACACTACAGGTAATGAAAATACAGCTACTGGTTATAAAGCGTTAAGATATAGCACTACAGGTTCAGGTAATACAGCTGCAGGTTCTGAGTCTATGTATAGAAATATTACAGGTTCTGAAAACGCAGGTTATGGTAAGCTATCTCTTTACTATAATACTAGCGGTAATAATAATACTGGTTTAGGATATAAAGCGCTTCGTAACAATACCACAGCTGCTTATAATACAGCTGTGGGTCATAGTGCTTTATACTTAAACACCACAGGTACTCAGAACACAGGCATTGGAACCGAGGCTCTTTATACAAATACTACATCTAGTTATAATACTGCAGTTGGTTTTGGTTCAATGAAGTATTCTACTACAGGCTCTTACAACACAGCTACTGGCACGGAAGCCCTAAGAAACACCACCACAGGTGCTAACAACACAGCTAGTGGTTATCATGCTCTTTATAGTAACACCACAGGTGCTTCAAATGTTGCCGTGGGTCATAATTCTTTAGATGCTAGTACGACAGCAGATGGAAATACAGCAATAGGTGTAAATGCTGCCAGTAGTACTACCACTGGAGCTTCTAATACAGCAGTTGGTCAAAATTCTCTTTACGCCAACACCACAGGTGCAAGCAATGCCGCACTTGGGCGACATTCTTTAGATGCTAATACTACAGGTTCTTATAATGTTGCTATTGGTGGAAACGCTTTAGGGTCAAATACAACTGCTGGTCATAATGTAGCTATAGGTAGTGACGCACTTTATACAAATGTAACAGGTTTAGATAATATCGCGATTGGCTCTAGTTCATTACTTGTTAATACAGGTAGTTACAATACAGCCATTGGCAGACAATCTCTAGCTTCAAACACTACAGCCTCTTATAGTACTGCACTTGGTGCACAATCTTTACGTTATAATACCACAGGTACTAGAAATACAGCTAGTGGTTATGGAGTTTTATATAGTAATACTACTGGTAATTGGAATACGGCTGTTGGTAATCAAACATTAACAACTAATACTACAGGTTACCATAATACAGGTATAGGTTATCAAACTTTGTATTCAAATACCACAGCATATGAAAATATTGCTATGGGTACATATGCTTTAAATAATAATACAACAGGTGTTCAGAACACCGGCCTTGGTGTTAATGCTCTTAAATATAGCACTACATCTAGTCAAAATACGGCAGTCGGTAATTCAGCGTTAAAAAATAATACCACAGGTGGAAAGATTACTGCAGTTGGTGTATATTCTGGCTATAATAACACTACTGGTTATGATAATGTTTCATTAGGGTATTCTTCGTTATATAGTAATAGTTCAGGATTTAGTAATGTTGCAATAGGCAATCATTCACTATATAATAATATAGCATCTTATAATATTGCTATTGGTAATTACGCTTTAAATGTGAACACTACGGGTTCAGCTAATGTGGCAATAGGTCTAAACGCTCTTAGAGATAATACAACATCATCTAATAACACAGCTATTGGTACTAATACTATGTTACTCAATACTACAGGCTCTTCAAATACAGCCTATGGTAGAGAGTCTTTAAGAAACAATACATCAGGACAATATCATACAGCAGTTGGCTATAAGTCTCTGTTTGCAAATACTACAGCTAATAATAATGTAGCTTTTGGTTTTGAGTCTTTAAAGTCTAACCTTACAGGTGATAATAATATAGCCGTAGGTACTTGGTCTTTATCCAATAACACTACAGGTACGAGAAATGTAGCAGTTGGTTATAATTCTCTAACTAGTCAAACTACTGGCGTTGATAATACAGCGATTGGTAGAGAAAGTATGAAGACGAATACTACCGGCTCATACAACACAGCAGTCGGTAAAGATTCTTTACAAACTAATTCCTCCGGTCAATTTAATGTTGCTGTTGGTACTACTGCGTTAGTCTTAAATAGTACAGGTGATAATAATATAGCGGTTGGTCACCAGAGTTTATACAATAATAGCACTGGTAGTGAAAATATAGGTATAGGTAGAAATGCTCTTTTTGCAAATACTACAGCTAGTAATAATACCTCGGTGGGTAATCATTCACTTAGATTTAACACTACAGGTGAACACAATGCAGCTTTAGGTAGAGATGCACTAAACGCTAATAGCACAGGTTCAGGTAATGTAGCAGTAGGTAGAGCAGCATTAAAGTCTAATACAACGTCTAGTCTTAATACAGCGGTTGGTTATGAAGCTTTAACAACATCTACTGGTACTTTTAATACTACGGTTGGTGCATATGCAGGAAGATACCATCAAGGTAGTAATCTAACTGCTGTTGGTTATTCCGCTTTACAGAACAATACAACAGGTGACCACAATACAGCTATGGGTCGACAAGCTTTAAATGCTAATACCACCGCCTCTGAAAATGTAGCTGTTGGTAGTTGGGCGTTGAGATACAGTACTACAGGCCCTAACAATACAGCAGTAGGCTATCAAGCGCTAAACGCTAACACCACAGGTAATGAAAATACTGCTATAGGTAGGACAGCACTAGTATCCAACACTACAGGTTCTCAGAATACAGCCGTAGGTGTTTACGCTTTGTTAAATAATAGCACTGGAAATTATAATGTTTCTATAGGTAGAGCTTCGCTATATAACAGTACAACTGCTGGAGCTAATACAGCTGTGGGTTATGAGTCAATGTACGCAAATACCACAGGTGCGAATAATACAGCTGTTGGTTATGCTGCTTTAAAGGCGAATGTTTCAGGTCATTGGAACACTGCTATAGGCAAGGAAGCCTTAAATGCTAATACTACCGCTAACGGTAATGTTGCTGTGGGTCAAAGAGCAGCAAGAGATAATACTACAGGTTATGAAAACTCAGTACTAGGTTATCAGAGTTTATTTTCTAACACCACAGGTTATAAAAATACAGCCTCTGGCTATCAGAGTTTATATAGTAATAATACTGGTGCTAATAATGTTGCTCTTGGTTCTAACGCATTGTTTAACACTACTAGTAATAACAATACAGCAGTGGGAGCAGATGCACTATATTTACAAACATCCGGTGGTTACAATGTAGCAGTTGGACGTTCAGCACTATATGCCTTTACAGGTACTGGTAGTACGGCAGTAGGTTATACATCATTATCATCGTCAACGACTGGTGCTGCTAATACAGCTGTAGGTTATGAAACATTAAAAACTACTACGACAGGTGAATACAATACAACTATAGGTTATAGAGCGTTACATGATAATCTTACAGGTGGTCAAAACACTGCACTTGGTAATAGTGCAATGTACTATAACACCACGGGTAATAATAATACTGCCACAGGTGCACACGCTTTACAAGTAAACACTACAGGTGACCACAACACAGCTTCTGGCTTTTATGCGCTTTATAACAATACTACAGGTAGTAGTAATATTGCTTTTGGTAAAGATGCTTTATATACCAATACGACAGCGGTATATAACTCAGCTTTAGGATATAGAGCACTATATTTGAATACCACAGGTGTTGAGAACACAGCGGTTGGTTATAACGCTTTATATACTAACACCACAGGTCAAAGAAATGTTTCTGTAGGTAAAGATTCTTTAAAATTAAATACTACTGGTAGTTACAATTCTTCCTTTGGTAATTATGCTTTACAAGCAAACACAACAGCAGGAAATAATACCGCAGTTGGTTATTATTCTTTGCAAGCTAATACAACGGGTGCTACCAATACTGCTCTTGGAAGTGCTGCTTTAGCATCTAATACAACAGCTTCATACAATATAGCTATTGGTTCGAGTGCTTTAACATCTAACACCACAGGTGCTAATAACACAGTTTTAGGCTATGCAGCAGGTGACAACATCACCACAGGCTCATCTAATATCATCATTGGTAGTGGCGTAGATGCTCTATCAGCTACTGGCAGTAACCAGTTGAATATTGGTAATTGGATATATGGAGATAGTGGCAATATTACCTTCACTGGTGATCTTATAGTCAACAACTCGGGTCCTTATATTAAGATGCTCGATTCTGATACAGATAAGGATGATTTCTTTTTACACACTAATAATGATGTTTTCTATATACTAACTGACAGAAATGATGACGGCGATTCTGCTGATACAGTAGCGCCAATAGAGTGGCCTGCTCCTTTAACCTTAAGCAATGCTACAAAACAGGCAGATGTATATGGATCTAAGGTGGTAACCGCGGCTTCATTCAGCTTAGTTGGTACTGTACTAACTATCACTATTTGATATGGCAGATATAGACTTTTCAGCATTGACAGAAGTTAAATATAACGGTACTGATTTAACTGAGGTTGTATACGTAGTTGGAGGCACTAGTACAAGTGTTTGGACAGCTGCGGTGTACGTTAAGGACTCAAGTTTACCTGCATCTACAGTTGGACGAGATTACGAGGCCTTAAGTGCGAATAGTACCTGGAGTAACGCCGATACCTTTTACCTATTAAAATTAAGTACAGGGCAACTGTTCGCTTCAGCCATGTCTACTACACCTCCAACAACAGGTTATAACAACGCCGATGTTACTTACTATAACTGTGGGTATACTTGTGAGTATGTCACCTCTACATTAATAGAGTGGTATGTAGGTGAAGAGATTACAGGAACTAGCAGACCGGACTACTTATACGCACCTCAAAGCACAGTAACAAATCCTGTGTGGACACTTACTTAGGAGATTTATGTTTAAAGCAATTACAAACGGAAAGACCCGTAGAGAAGAGTTTACATATAGAGCAGATACGGAAGAGTTCATTGAAATATTTCAAGAGTTAGGGGGTAACTATGAGAGACCCGAGGTGATAGGGAAGGAGGGCAGTTTGTACAGCCTTTACTATTCTAGCAAACCCTCTATGTTTTCAGAGGATGCGGAACTTTACGCATTGAAGATAGATGTAGCTACAGGAGTAGTGAATAGAAAAGCTTATTTTAGAAATAACCTATCAGGAATAGAAACTGATTATGAAGTAATAGCTACAGGAGTCTTTTTAGAGGAGACTGGTTCTTTTACTTTATATCACGGAGAAGGTGTTACTTTCGAAGAGGCTATTACTATGGCTAGACCTTATACAGGTACAACCTATAAGAATGGTGAGGTTACTCGCGTAACTGAATATAAAAAGGAATAAAAAAGGAATAAAAAAATAATACTTGACAATTTATCTCAAATCAAGTATAATTTTAAAAATAGTAATAAAAAAGATATTATAGGAGAATATAATGGAACTAAAGATTAATCAGTTAGAAAGAGATGCATCAGATGGAACTGTAACTACAGTACATTGGACAGCAACATTAATACAGGGAGAACATACTGCCTCCTCATATGGTTCAATAGGATTTATTAGGGATGAAGATAGTTCTACATTTATACCATTTGACTCTTTAACAGAAGAAATTGTAGTAGGGTGGGTAACCGCTCAACTAGACACAGATCTTGAGGCATCCTTACAGAAGCAACTAGAGGAAATGATAACTCCTACTAGTATTTCGGGGATACCTTGGGCACCGGTAGAAGAAGAAGCAGCTATACTAGCAACTTAGTCTACTTTTTATAATATAAAAAGCATAAAACAAAGGAGAAAAATATGCCAATAAATGATGAGGTGGTACTAGATGTACCATCAACCGAAGAAATCGCTCAGCACTATAAAGCTATGGGTGATTCAGTAGATCTGATCAACGCAGGGAAACCTGTAGATATGGATACAGAAGAGTGGGCGGATTGTTTAGCCCGTAATAAAGAACATCTGGAGATAATGGTCGCTAAAGACTTTTGGACAGATGAGGACATGACAGCAGCTAACGCTGCTATTTCAGCTTAAATAAGGAGAAAATAATGGGACAAGAAAAAAAGACACCTATTACTATTGATGACGTAGAATATATTGTTGAGGATATGACAAATGAGCAGCAGATGCTCGTTAATCATGTTGCCGACTTAGACCGTAAAATTGGTTCTAGCCAGTTTAATTTAGATCAGTTAATGTTTGGTAAACAAGCATTTGTTACTGCTCTAAAAGATAGTTTGGAAAGCGTTGAAGAAGTAGCGGCTTAATACTTTACTATAAATAAGGTCTAGGGCCTTATTTATAACTAAATAAAAGGAGAAAAATAATGGCAGTAACGCTACAAAGTGACGGAGTTAAATTCTCAGATAATAGTGTACAAACAACAGCAGCAGTAGGGGTGGGTGGTATTGAAGTATTCACAACAGTCGGCTCTAGCACTTGGACTAGACCTTCACACGTAACAAAAGTCTGGGTATGCGTAGTAGGTGGTGGTGGTGGTGCCGCTGCTACTGGAAGAGCTGGTTCTGGAGGTGGTTCTGGTGGTACTATTATGTGGCGTGAAGTATCTGTTAGTGCTAATGTAACTGTTACTGTTGGTTATGCTGGAAGCCTTACAGCTTCCTTTACTAATAAAGGTAATAAAAGTGAACTGAACGGTACTGCAGGTGGAACATCTAGCTTTGGTGGCGTAGGCACCGTAGGCGCTGGTGGTGGTGGTGGTGGACACTCTGATAATGATGATGTTGAGATTGGTGGATCGGGGGGGACAGCTAGTGGTACTGGTTCGTTCGCTGGTGAAAGAGGTTATAATTCCAACAATCATGGTATTGCTTTAGGGGGAAGGAGTGCATTTGGAAGTAAGGGTGCTGGTGGTACTGTCACTCTTAATCCAGATCAAACAGGGAGGGTTGCTGGTGCTGGAATCGTCATAGTAGCATACTAATACAGGAGACACTATGAAGCACAGTACAAAAATAGAAAGTAATATGTGGATTCGTCAGATTGAACTTGAGTATGTCGGAGATGAATATGGCGGACATTGCCACACATTTGACCATCAACACATCCTAGCAATAGGTAGTGTAGATATTATGGTTGAGAATGTTGGCAGTACCACTTATACTGCTCCAACTGTAATCACAATACCTAAAGGTTTGATACATTCTATGGTAGCTAACACTGAGAAGACCTTAGGATTCTGCCTACACCCTATTAGAGATGGTAAGGGGCTAGACGACATTGTGGATAGTGACGATTTGCCAGAGAACTTTGACTTAGATAGATGGAGGAGGAACAGAGATTACCCAGGATTTTTAGATGAGAATCGATAGACACTTAGAGTTTATTACGGAGTCTGAGAGAGGCTCTTTGATTGATTGGATGGATAACTCAGGGAAGTTAGTCAAAGGACTGTCCAGAGGTGAGTATGATTACACCAATAGGATTACTACTAGACTAAATAATGAAGTCATACTGTTTCCTAAAGAAGCTTACGATATACGTAAAAGACTAATGGATAAGTACGGTTTCAACTCGAGAGATGTAGGGTTTATAGCTCACGGTGAGGGAATGATAGCGGTGAAGACGTTTGAGGGTGGAGATACTTACAAGCACACTGACCCTTGCTCTGGAGATAGTCATCAAGTTACTATGAATGTATTACTACAGAAGTCTACTGAGGGAGGACTACTTCATGTATCAGATGAACCAGTTCCTTTAGAAGAGCGTGAGTTACATTGTTACATCGCTACAAAATATGAACATTTCGTTACAGAATGTAGCGGAGATACAAGATATATGTGGATCTTTAGGTTCAACATTAATCCAGATAAATGGGAATTAGGAGAATAATATGGCAGAGTATGCTGGAATAAATACAGACGGATTAGCCGTCAGTGGAATGTGGGCTGTAGACAGCTTATTAGTTGATGGCGAGACCTTAGTTGAGCTAACAGGTGAGGCTACGATAGGTTGGACTTATACTGATGGCGCTTGGGTAGCTCCTCTAGTGGGAATTAACGAGGTCAGGGGAATCAGAGATACGCTTCTCTCAGAGACAGACTGGCGTATGGTTTCTGATTACCCAGAGACAAACCAAGATGAGTGGAAGACTTATAGGCAAGAGTTAAGAGATTTGCCAAATGGTTATAGTCCAATCGTAGGATCAGGCATAATCTGGCCAACTGAGCCATCATAAGTTAAGACGAAAAAACCCCCGAACATCTGAAAGGATGCCGGGGGGTTTTTCGTCTTAACTTCTTTGCCAAATCCAGTCGTCTTTACAGCGATCAGTAAGCCAATCATCTAACTTGGCTAAGTAGAAACCTTCGGAGTAATACAGGTGTCTATAATCATTAACTGGCTCCTGCAAAAATGCACAGAACCACTTACTTCTATCAAACTTGAATACCAGTAAAGGGTGCTCCACTTCATTCTCTCGTTGCTCTCTTAGTGTCTGCTCCCACCATTCGACTATTTGAGGAGTCTTACCTGTCAATAACCTACTAGTAAGATGATCATCTTTATAATGTTTCACTTCAACACTATACTTCATAAGTTCTTTAGGGATATAAACATCCCCTTTTAACCCATGCTTTGCATCTAGTGCTCCAGATAGAGGGATCCTTTCCCAATTCCATCCAGTAGCCTTTCTTAAAACTACACACAAGGCCGACTCGGCCCGACTTCCTTTAGCTTTACTTTTATTCGCTACTGCCATTCTAACCTCGAGGTCTTTTCTTCTTTAATGACATTAATTTTACTAAGCAATGGGTGAGACCAGCCGTGTGAAACTAAGAAGGTATTCAAGTCGTGCTCTTTTAGAAGAACTTCGATTAATTTCTCTCTACCTTCATCATCTAAAACTCCAATTACTTCATCTAAGAATAGAACATTAATTTTAGACTTAGATAGTGTACTCATTAGTTTTCTAATGGCTAATAGGGTCGAGGTATTAACGCGTGCTAATTCTCCACTACTAAGGGCAAGGATATCTATATCTTTTCCTTCATCAGATATGATAACGTTCAGTTTATCATTAGTAACAGCGAATTCAAGGCCAAAGCGTCCATCTGACAACTCGGCCAAGTACTCATTAACCAAGTCTTCTAAGTCTTTAACTAGGTTTTCAATCTTGTAGGCTACTAATCCATTTGTACTAAATGCTTTCTTTAGGACTTCCAGGTTAGCGTAAACATCATTAGTTTTCTTTAAATTAGACTCTTCAGATAGCAGTCTAAGTTTAAACTCTTTTACTTGTTTAACTAGGTAGTCTAACTCAGTATTAAATTTTGTAATTTCATTATTTTGAGATGATATATCCCTAATCTCAGTTTGTTTTTTAGAAATTTCAGAAGTGAATTTAGTAATCTTCTCTTCAAGCTCGAATTTGTCCTCAGTCTTGCTAGATAATTTACTATCAACCAGGCTTGAAAGTTTTTCAAATTTTTCAATTACAGATTGATGTTTACGGTAATTCTGTAAATCTTTCTTTAGATTAATTACAAGATTCTGTACTTCATTCTTCCTTCTTGTACTAACTGATACAATGTCTCTTTGCTCCTCTATCAGCTCAGAAGTTTTTTTCTCATCTATATCTTGTAGACAAGTAGGGCAGGATGCTCCTAAGGACTCAATCTTTTGAAGTACTACATTAGCCTGCAATATAATGGTTTTTAGTGATGTAAACTCATCGTTAAATCCAGCAATTCCATCGGGAGCTGAAACCTCTTTAGTTAGCTCTATATAACTCAACTCAGATAACTGCTTTTTATACTGGTTATTGATATTAATCTTGTTATTAATATCAATAATATTATCGTATTTTTCCTGTACTAAAGCCCTTTTAGCTATTAGATCTTCTGGGGCGTCCGGAACATCTAGTAGGACCTTCTTTACTGTACTACTTATAGGATTAGTAGATATCCAGGACTGTATAGTATCAATACTACCTCTAATCTCTGCTACTTCTGTAGAAGCTTCTTTATGGGCTGCTTTAAAGTTATCAAATAGAGTAAGATAATGGTCTAAGTTTAGTAATTCAATTAGAAATTTTTTCCTATTAGTATCTGTAGCTGTTAAAAACTGTAGAGAGCTAGTAGTACTTTGGTATACTAGTTGACTAAAGGTTTTAAAGTCCATACCTATAATCTTCGCCACAGTTTTGAAAGTATTAGTAGCAGTATGCGATGTTATATCTTCCCCCTCACACTCTAGAACTACTTTTATACTTGACTTTCTATCTACTTTTATACTATAGTTTTTTCCAGCTGCTTCAAATGTCATAGATATACTATAGCCACCTTCTGGGTTATTTCTGTTCACTATATCGGATTTCTTAATACCTTTAGAGTTCTTGTTGTACAGTGCTTCTTCTATTAATAGCGGGATGGAACTCTTACCGGTTCCATTAGTACCTACTAGTTGTACTATTAAGTTCTCCTCTAAATCTAAGGTATTATTGTCTCCGTAGGAAAAACAGTTTGACCATTTTAATTTTTTAAGTATAATCATGGAACACTCCTAAAACTTCTTTTACTTTCTTTTCATTTAATCCCATAATAAACTGTAGATATTCTGATAATTCATCTTCTAAAGTCATTTCCGGAGTTAGTATTAAGGCGGAGTCATTATGCCTTTTTACTAACTTTTTATCTAGTAGTTCGTTATCCTTGTCTACTTTAACTAGCTCAGACACGTCCCCTTCTAACTCATATATAGTATGATGATAGTGGGTTCTAATCATTTGATCAGGGTGACTAACAGTCTGCCTAATAAGTTGAGGTAGTTTTAGCTTAAGCCATGACCAGTCCAGTGTATCACTATCAAATAATATTACTCCTGTATCTACAGGATTTCTATGAAAGGAGGTAGTGACAGGACTACCGGGGTATACTATATTTCTTTGAGAGTTGGTATGAGAATGTAAGTCTCCTGCTATAACTAGCTCCCACTCATCTAACTTCTTCAAATCTATTTCTGGGTGTACATGGGGAGGGATCTCTCCTCTAACGTGAGTAAATAAAGTCCTACCACTAAAGTCCTTAGGGTCAAACTCTTTTAGTTTATTATAAGGGATAAAGTCCATATCCTCTAACTTGTAGTAATCATCTATAATTTCCACTAAAGGGTTGATGGCATTAGTAACTTCCTTTAGATTAGTAAAGAATGTTGTATCCTTTTTTACTGCCTCATGATTACCTGGATAAATAATAGTTTTTATACTTATATCTCTTATGTACTTGAAGTATAAACTTAACTCATCTAAAGTAGGCATTCTATCAAATAGGTCTCCTCCAATAACGTGTAAGTCTACCGTTTTTTCTAGCTTGTATAACTCTACGAATAGAAGTTCATACCTATTAGTTGCCCACTCTCGGGGTACACTCTTCTGACCTAACTTAATGTGCCAATCTGCTGTAAATAAAATTTTCATTGGTTGTTTCCTTATGCGATAAAAAAGCCCCTGTTACGGGGCTCTCCTTATACTACTTAATTATAGTAATTCAGCAACTTCCTCAGCAACTTCTGCTGGTACATTAGTTGGACTAACATTCTCTAGAATTCTTGTTTCAATGAACTCCTTCTGTTGGTCTGCTGTTGGACGGTTAATAACATCATCAATATTAGGTAGTTCTTTGATAGCTTCTAGTTCTGCTGCATCTAGTGGTCGAACTTTACACTTTAATACTTGTAAAGTGTACTCTACATTAAACGGTAGTGGTCCGGTCTTTTGCTTCTTGAAAGCTAAGTCCCAACCAGTTGCTGTATCTGTAGGGTCACCTAGATCTTCCGCTGCAACCATTACTGCTTCAAATAGTTTCTTTTTAAGATTAAGTACTTTAACCTTACCATCGTCCGGGTCAATACACTGTACTGCGTACGCCCATGAACATTTCATGTCTGTGTGGTAATGTCTTACCCAATCCTTTTCAATATTTGTAAATTGCTCTTTATCTCTATCAAACCCTAAACATTCCATAGGGACACGTTTACCGTCTGCTGTTGTTACCCAATAAACATATCTAGGAAGAACGTCTCCTACTATGCGAACAACATTATTGCCTTCTTTATATGTGTATGCGTCTACTGAAGACTTTTTTGCTTTACCTG